AACACATATAGAACTACACAAAACACTAAATAAACTAATGCAAATGTCAATCTAAAGGTTATATATTGTATATGTAGGAACTCTTTATTTAAAGGTGACAAACTGTATTAAAATACTGTTTAGTAAACATACTATATATTGTGTACTTTTAGTGACCTACTACATCTAGTGGGTGCACTATTACAGTAATATTGGTTAGTGTTACCTATCTGTTTAAGTGTATTCTTACACTCTTTACATTTCTTCAATAGTGTCTAGTCTAGCTGGTTTTTTATAACAGGCATCCAATGCAATGTAGTTGCGATTCTGCCTGATTACTTAGTTTGGTTAGACCTTGGGTAGCTTACTTGTCTTTCTAGTTGGTCAGGTTTCCCTGGTAAGCCTTTTGTGCTCCTGATGCCCTCTTTACCTGTATCTACTTACTCCTAAATAATATTTATAGTTGAATAATAACATGGGTTCTGTATAATACAAGTACTGTATGTGAAACACTAAATAATTCAGGAAATGGTTTTTCAGGCAACTGATTAGCCATTTTCTGTTATTATGAGAACAACATGATTCTTTATTCATGTTCCTCCCTGTATAGCCCTAGCTTGTCTAGGGTGTGCAAAATAAAAAATTTTTTTACGCCTCTAATAAACTATAAACTTGTTATGCTGCATATATGAAAATATTAAATTTGTATGCAGGAATTGGTGGTAATAGAAAACTTTGGGGAGAAAAACACAAAATAACAGCAGTTGAATATGATGAAAATATAGCTGCTATATATAAAGATTTATATCCTAACGATAATGTAATAGTTGCAGATGCACACGATTATTTATTACAAAATTTTAAAAACTATGATTTTATATGGTCAAGCCCACCTTGTCCTAGTCATAGTAGTTTTAGACAAAACATTGGTGTTAGGTATAGGAATGTTAAACCAATATATCCTGATATGAAATTATATGAAGAAATTATTTTTTTGCAATATAATTTTGACAAGTTATGGGTAGTTGAAAATGTAGTTCCTTATTACAAGCCATTAATACAAGCTACTAAATTACAAAGACATATGTTTTGGTCTAATTTTGATATTGAAGATATAAAAATAGAAACTGACAAGATAAGGTCAGCACAAATACCAGAACTGCAAAAATTGCATAAAGTAGATTTATCTCAATACAAAATAAAAGATAAAAGAAAAATACTTAGAAATTGTGTGCATTATAAATTAGGCGAACATATTTTAAAACAAGCTATTTGTTAGGTTCTTGTAAACCATCAGGCAGCTTTCTACCTTTGATTCTAGGAAATGATTTAGGTTTGTGATTATTACAATATCTATACTTGTTATATTTAGATATAACTGTGTCGCAAGTTTCCTTCAAACAAATTCTTCCACTACTATATGAAGTAGAGGGTTTGTAATTAGGATTTTTATTTCCTTTTATATAATCACTCATACAAGATATAGTATAGTTAGGAGAACTAAAACTTATGTATGGTTACAAGAAGAAGAAAAAGAAACCTGGAAAGAAAAAAGGTAGAAGATAATTTATGAAGATTAAAGGTGTTGATGTATCTAAGTTAACTAAGAGACAACAAGATACAATGAAAAAACATTCTAAACATCATAGTAAAAAACATATGCAGTATATGCACAACTCTATGCGTAGGGGTGCAACTTTTACACAGGCACACAACAGAGCTATGAAAGCAGTAGGTAAGTAGTGGCTGAGTATCGTGGGATGAAAGTTAAATTAAACAGTCCTACAGCTATTCGTAAAGGCGAACCAGGATATGGTCGTAAAAAATCTAAAGTCTTTGTAATGGATAATGGGAAAGTCAAAAAGATAATGTTTGGTGACCCTAATATGAAGATAAGAAAAAACAATCCTAAAGCTAGAGCTTCGTTTCGTGCTAGACACAAATGTAGTACAGCTAAGGATAAAACAACTGCACGATATTGGTCGTGTAGGGCTTGGTAAGGAGAAACTATGAGTTTATATAAAAACATAAATAAAAGAAAAAAAGCTGGTACAAGTAGGTCTAAAAAGAAATCTACTATAAGTGCTAAAAACTACAGGGAAATGCAAAAAGGTTTTCCTAATAGTAAAAAAAATAAAGCTAAAAGAAAAAGAAAATAATTATGCCTAGACCTAGGTGTAAAGTCAACGAAATAGTTGGTGAATCTTGTAGGAGGCAAAGAAGAGAAAGAAGTCCTTTCTGTACTCCTAAATGTAAATCTAGGTATCACTACGCAAAAAACAAAAAAAAGAAAACTCCAGTACCTTCAGGTAAATCTAGTACTAATAGAGGACAACACTATAAAGATTTTGTTACTTTGTATGCACAAAAAATAGAAGATAAAGTTTTTACACATCAACAAGTTGCTGACTTAATGGATATAGGAAGAGTTACTGTTACTGAAATGTATGCTGCTTTTAAAGAAGATAAAGCAATACTTGAAGCACAAGACAACTGGGCTATATCAGAAGATACAGTTGAATCATTAAAAGATTTTAAAGATTTTAGAGATAGGTATTTTAAAACTGAAACTGGTGACTTATACGAAACAGCAGAGTTCCATGAAAATTGGATAAACAACATTGTTGATGCTATAGACAATGGTAAACAACAAATGATACTAAGTCCTCCTAGACATGGTAAAACAGATTTATTAACACACTTTGCTGTATGGCAGATATGTAAAAACCCAAACATAAGAATTATGTGGGTAGGTGGTAATGAAGATATTGCTAAGAATGCAGTAGGTGCTGTGCTTGACCACTTAGAAAACAACGAACAATTAAACGAAGAAATAAATGGACCAGGAGTTAAGTTCCAACCTAAAGTTAGGTCAGGTAAATCTTGGTCATCAGGACAATTTACTATAGGTACTAGAACAGTTACAGGTATTAAATCACCTACTATGGTAGCTGTAGGTAAGGGTGGTAAGATACTTTCTCGTGACTGTGACTTAATTATTGCTGATGACATTGAGGACCATGGTACAACAATACAACCTAGTGCTAGAGAGCAGACAAGACAATGGTGGACAACTACTTTGTCATCTCGTAAAGAGGAACATACTGCTGTAGTTGTTATAGGCTCTAGACAACACCCTGAAGATTTATATAACTTTTTATTAGAAAACCCAGAATTTGAAACAATAGTAGAAGAAGCACATAGTTCAGAGTGTGTGTTACCAGAAACAGATATAGAAGAACATCAAGATTGTATGTTGTGGGCAAGTAAAAGAACTTTTAAATGGTTAATGTCACAAAAAAATAATGCTGACACTACAGGTGGTAGAGCTATCTATGAAATGGTATATCTAAACAAAGCATTTGTAGAAGGTATAACAATGTTTAACTCAGAAGATATAGACCAATGTAGGGATATAAACAGAGTAGTAGGACAGATACCAGCAGGTACGCATTTAATTGCAGGACTTGACCCAGCATCTACAGGTTTCCAGGCATGTTTCTTATGGGCAGCTAATCCAGAAACAGGAGAACTGTTTTTAGTAGATATAGAAAACGAACAAGGTGGTGGAATTATACAAGCAAGAAAATCTATAAAGAAGTGGTATGATAAATATAATTTATCTCATTGGGTTATAGAAGAAAATGGTTTTCAGAAAGCTATTAGACAAGATACAGAGTTAAAAGAATACTGCAGTAGATTTGGTATATATTTAGAAGGTCATCAAACACAAAAAAACAAATATGACCCAATTTATGGTGTTGGAAGTATGCAACAAATGTTTGAGCAAAAGCTAATAAATTTGCCTTATGGTGATACAGAAAGCGAAACTAAGAGTAATATATATCGTAGACAACTAATTTATTTTTCATCTGCTGCTAGTAGAGCTAGTAAAGCAAGAAACTATAAATCAGATGTTGTAATGGCTAGTTGGTTTCCATTAAAAGTTATAAGAAGATTAGGAAAAGAACGATTAGCTGAGGTAGGATTAGATTATGAACCAAGTTTTGGAGAATGGGATATAAGCGATATGAACGAAAGCCCTTGGGGTTAGAGTGACACCAGAAGAAATACAATACGCTATAACAAATTTGCACTTTGATAATCAGAGTGCATATTCTACTAGAGGTCGTATTCGTGCAATAATGAATGGTGGACCTGATGGTATACAAGCATTACTAGGAGATAATCTTAAAGGATTTCAAGATTGGCAAGTACCTGTACCTAACTTAATGATGTCAGGTTTAGAACACTTGTCACAAAAGATAGGTCGTATTCCAAACTTAAAAGTAGATGTACCTAATGGTAAAGACTCAGATAGAGCTAGAAACAAAGCAGAAAAGATAGCTCGTATTGTAAATGCTTATGATGACACGCAAAAATTAGATTTACAAATGCCACAAGTAGGTAGATGGCTACCTGGTTATGGTTTTGCTGTATGGGTTATTAGAGAGAAAAAAGGACCTGATGGTACGCCATATCCATGTGCAGAATTAAGAGACCCTTACAACTGTTTCCCTGGTTACTTTGGTGCAGACCAACAACCAAAAGAAATGGCTATTGTTCGTAGAGTTCCTAAAGAAGCTCTAGCAAGAACTTATCCGAAATCAGCAGAAAAAATTATGTCTAAAGGTGGATATGAAACTAACACACTAGGTATAGGTAATGCCTATGCTTCTGCTTACACAGATTCTTACAATGGTAGTTGGGCTAACTCAAATGGCGAAGGTGACTTAATAGCAGAGTATTACAACATAGATGGAACATACATATTCCACATGACTTCTGCAACTATTCTTGACTTCATACCAAATCCACTAGATAGTGGACCTGCATTTGTTATTGCAAAGAAATTTTCTTTTGACAGATTGCAAGGACAGTATGACCAAATCATAGGACTTATGGCTTCTATGGCAAAGATTAATGTGATGTCAATAATAGCTATGGAAGATGCAGTATTTACTGAAACTAACATATCAGG